CTCTTGCAGTCAGCATCCACGCGAGAGCAAGAAGCAGCAGAAACCACCCCCGTTGTATGGGGTCTTGACGTGGCACGTTTCGGTACGGACAAAACAGCTCTATGCAAACGCAAGGGTAATGTTGTAACAGAGCCTATCAAAACTTGGCGCAACAAAGACCTCATGGAAGTATGCGGGATTATCCTCAATGAATATGAAACAACTCGATGGGGCGACCGTCCTGCTGAAATACTGGTTGATAGTATCGGTCTTGGTGCTGGCGTTGTTGACCGCCTCATGGAACTTGACCTTCCTGTGCGCGGTATCAACGTCGCGGAGTCCCCTGCAATGGGAGACAGATATGGGCGTTTACGAGATGAGTTGTGGTTTCTCGCAAAAGAATGGTTCGAGTCGCGGGACTGCACCATTCCGCCGCAAGAGGAGCTAATAGACGACCTGTCTAAGCCGCGCTTCAAGTTTACCTCCAATGGTAAGCTGAAGGTTGAGAGCAAAGACGAGATGAAGCGTCGTGGCCTAAACTCACCTGACCTTGCAGACTCCTTCTGCCTGACCTTCGCTGGTCGTGCCAGCATCGGCAAAGATGGCTCACGGCACAAATGGAACAGGTCAATAAATTATGAGAAAGCGAACTGGGTGGTCTGATGGCATATATTGAGTTTGAAGAAGACACAGATGACTTTGACATCTTGGTTGCCACCCTTGATGGCCTGAATGGTCTTGGCACTGACTGGGATGACCTACTGAACTTGACCTTGCTTGCATCTGCGTATTGTGGTCAAATGGCGGAGATTTCGCCTGACGAATACATGGAGATTGTTTCGTCCATCCGCGTTACGGAAGATGGCATTTACGGAGAGGCTTGATGGCTAAGAAAGTTGTAGCTACGTTTGAACCGCGAACACCAGTGCGTCGCCGTCATAAAAAACGTGGTCTGCACATTCGTAAGAAGCTCGGCCCGAAAAGCAATATGAGGATTCGCTAATGGCTATTGTTTACCGCGGTGAGCGTTTTGCTGGTTACAACAAACCGAAGCGCACCCCCAAGCATCCGAAGAAGAGCCACGCGGTTCTAGCAAAAGAGGGTGACAAGATTCGCCTCATTCGTTTTGGTCAGCAAGGTGTGCGTGGTGCTGGCAAAAATCCAAAGACTGCAAAAGACAAAGCGCGTAAGCGTTCTTATTATGCGCGTCACAACGCACAGGGTAAGCCGACAACTAAGTTGTCAGCAAAATATTGGTCACATAAAGTTAAGTGGTAGGAGTTAGATATGCCAAACGTAGCAGGAAAAAAGTTCCCTTACACCAAGAAGGGTAAAACAGCAGCGAAGTCTTATGCAAGTAAGATGGGCAAAAAGGTAGTCAAGAAAAAAGCTACTAAGAAGAAAAAATAATGTATGTTACTGTTTACACACGTAACCGTGCCGCCGAGAAAGCAGCAGCATTGGAAGCGGAAAAAGTAGCTAAGAAGGCTGCACCTAAGAAACGTGGTCGCCCACGCAAACAGAGGACAGAGAAATGATTTGCCCACACTGCGGATACCCCAATCCAAATGGTTACACAGAGCGTTGCAAAGGCTGTCGCAAGCCGCTAAGTGAAGCTCCTGTTGTTAAGGAAAAGCCTAAAGTAGCTAAAGTAGCTAAAACGGCTAAAAAGGCTAAAGTATCTAAGAAAGCATAGTTATGGCTAAAATGGACGACATTGAGTTTCAGGGCATTGTTCGCAATGAGATTGAACAAGCGCTAGGTCACTACGATACGGAGTACTCGCAAGACCGTATCGACGCGATGGACTATTACTTGGGCGAACCGTTTGGCAATGAACAGCCAGACCGCTCTCAAGTTGTTAGCACCGAAGTATCTGACACCATTGAACACATCATGCCGTCCTTGATGCGTATCTTTACGCAGTCTGATGACTATGTGCGCTTTGTTCCGCATGGGCCAGAGGACGTCGCCATTGCCGAGCAGGCTAGTGATTACTGCAACTGGGTTATCAATAATGATAACCGTGGTTTTGAAATCATGCACAACTGGTTTAAAGACGCGCTTATTCTGAAGAGTGGTGTCGTTAAGTTTTACTGGGACGAAATCATCGAAGTTGAGACAGAGGAATATGAAGGTCTTAATGAAGATGAGCTTACCATGCTGATAGCAGACCCAGAGGTTGAGGTTGTCTCCCGCGATGAGCGCACCATTGGTGAGGACATGGAAGGCCCAGAAGGCATCATCATTCCTGCCCCGATTATTTACGATGTAAAAATTAAACGCACAAAAAACAGTGGCAATGTTCGTATTGAGAATGTGCCGCCAGAAGAGTTCCTTATTGGCAACCGCGCCAAGTCTCTTGATGACGCAAATTTTGTAGCCCATCGTTCAACGATGACGGTCAGCGACCTTGTGTCTATGGGGTATGAGCGTGATGAGGTAGAGCAATATGCGGGATATACTGACCTTGATATTTCTGAGGAACGCACGTCGCGTTTTGAAGACCTTGAGACAAGTGCGGTTAGCGACAGCAATGACCCAACTATGCGAAATGTTCTCGTTACGGAATGTTATATTCGTTCTGACTATGATGGGGACGGGGTGGCTGAGTTCCGTCGTGTTCTTACAATAGGCAATGGCTACCACATTCTTGAAAACGAAGAATTTGACCATATTCCATTTGCTATGCTATCGCCAATCCTGATGCCGCACCGTGCTATTGGTCGCTCGGTTGCAGAGCTTGTAATGGATGTGCAGCTTATCAAATCTACCCTGATGCGTCAGTTGCTCGACAACATCTACAATACTAACAATGCCCGTGTTGTTGCTGTTGAAGGCCAAGTAAATCTTGATGACTTGTTGACTAACAGGCCAGGGGGCATCGTGCGTACTCGTACCGCAGGGGCGGTTCAGCCTCTTCAAGTTCCCGAAGTTTCTTCTTCTGTCTTCCCTGCACTGAACTACATGGACAGCATCAAAGAGCAGCGCACAGGCATTTCTCGTCAGTCGATGGGTCTTGATGCAGACGCATTGCAGTCCACTACCGCTACTGCTGTGGCTGCTATGCAAGCTGCTTCGCAAGGCAAGATTGAGATGATTGCCCGCGTATTTGCTGAGACAGGTGTGCGCGCCTTGTTCCGTGGTATCCTGCACTTGGTTACGAAGTATCAAAATAAAGAGAAGATTATTCGTCTTCGTAATCAGTTTGTGCCGATGAATCCGCGTGAGTGGGAAAGCTCTTATGATGTGCAAATCAATGTAGGTCTTGGCACAGCACAGCGCGACCAGCAAATTGCGTTCCTTTCTCAGATTGCACAGAAGCAAGAGCAGGTTCTTATGCAGATGGGTGCAAACAATCCAATGGTCAGCATGTCTCAGTATCGCAACACGCTTGCTAAGATTGCTGAACTATCTGGGTTTAAAGATGCTAGTCAATTCTTCGCGCCTTCCGAGCAGATTGAAGCTGCACTAGCACAGCAGGCACAAGCTGCTGCACAGGCTGGGCCACAGCAAGACCCTGCTATTGCTCTTGAAATGCAGAAGATGCAGGCGAAGATGCAAATGGAACAACAGAAGATGCAGATGGAGTTTGACCTCAAAAGAGAGAACATGGCTGCGGAGCTTGAGCTACGCCGTCAGGAGCTTGAGTTTGAGCGTCAGTTGAGACTTGAGCAAATTCGCTCTGGACTTGATGCGTCAACAAATCTTCCTCGCGTATAAAGTCTTGCGCGCAAAGCATTGTGTTGTTATTTTGCAACAGTAGAGGAGACTACTGATGGATGAAGGCAAGAGAAGGGAAGAACAAAACAGGGGTGAACGCGCAAAAGCATTGATGCGCGAACCTCTGATTGTAGAGGCGTTTAATGTTCTTGAGGAAAAGTACATGAACGCACTGAAAGATTCCTCGTCATCGCAAGATGAACGAGAAACGCTCTTTCAAATGTACCAAGCACTAATGGTGGTGCAAGGCCATTTGTCAGAAGTCATCGAGACAGGTGACTTAGCGAAACTGGAGTTAAACTCCTAAGGAATCCGTAGAGGAGATAAAAGATGAGTGACGAACCTAGTACCCTGTTAGGAGCTGGTGAATCTCTAAACAAAGGTCAAGCTGTTGACCTTCTCTTGAATACCGACGCCCCTGAAGAGGCAAGCGAAGATACTCAAGAGCCTGTAGCTGAAGTTGAAGAGGTTGTTGAAACCGAAGAAATGGAAGCGACATCCGAAGATGAGTTTGAAGCAGAGGATGCAGAAGAGCTACCCGAAGCTGATGAGGAATATGAGGATGATGACGAAGAGTATGATGTTGATGAGTCAGAGGTCGAAGAGGTCTTAGACGAGGAGTCATACTACACTGTGAAGGTTGATGGTGAAGAAAAGAGCGTCAGCGCAGACGAACTTGTCAAATCTTATCAGTTGGAGCAGGCTGCACAGAAGCGTATGCAGGAAGCCGCAGAGGTTCGCAAAACCTCAGAAGCAGAAGCACAGGCTTTATCGCAGCAGCGTGAGCAATACGCTCAGGCTTTGCAATCGTTGCAAGCACAGTTGGATACTGCTGGTGAGCAGCCCCAAGAGTATTGGGATACTCTCTACAGTGAAGACCCAATGGAGTATATGCGTCAACGTGAGGCCCAACGTGACCGTAAGGAAGCGATGGAAAAAGTAAAAGCTGAACAGACACGCATACAAGAAGAGCAGCAACATGAGGCAATGCAGCAACGCCAGAGTCTTCTAGCAGAGCAACAGGAAAAACTCCTTGAAGCTCTACCAGAATGGAAAGACCCTGAAGTTGCACAAAAAGAGAAACAAGAAATTGTTAGTTACGCTCAACGCACGTTGGGCTTTAGCGAACAAGAAGTTTCTAACATTGCAGATGCTCGTGGCGTCCTTGCTATTCGCAAGGCCTATCTTTACGACCAGCTTATGGCTCAAAAGCCTGCGGCTCAAAAGAAAGTAAAGAAAGCTCCCAAGGTAACCAAGTCAGGCAAACCAGCGACCAAAGCTCAGAGTAACGCAAAGCGTAATAAACAGGCACTTGAGCGCCTAAACAAAACTGGCAGCAAAGATGCTGCTGTGGATTTATTACTTGAGAGAATGAGGTCTTAAAATGGCTACTTTTACTACTACCAACGCTGTTGGTGAGCGGGAAGATTTAAGCGACGTAATCACGCGAATTGACCCCGAAGAAACACCCATTTTTTCTGCTCTGAAAAAAGAGACAGGAAATGGCGTATTTGTCGAATGGCAAGTACAAGAACTGGCTGCTGCTTCAGCAACCAACTACCAGAACGAAGGTGCTGACGCTACTTATGATACGCCGACTGCCACCACTCGCTTGGGCAACTACA